ACGCTGGCAATTGCCAAACAATATGTGCGCCGCACTGGCGACACGCTGACGCTGCATCAGCACAACCCAGACGAAGAAATCACACTGCCGTCGCAGGATGTTCGCGCTGTCCACTATATACAGGCGGTGCGTGCCATCTGAATCGGCTGCACATAATCGTTACGAAAATCCGCCGCGCAGGCGGATTTTTTTTGTGCCCGCTAGTTGACTATAAAAGTACATTATTATACAGAAGATGCATCCTTATGTACTTTGGGGCATGGAAATGGACAATTTGTTATCGCCGGAGCAAGCCGCAATCGAACTGTTCGGCGACTTCGGCCACGGCAATCGAAAGAAAATGTACCGGTGGCTCCAGCGCAACACGCTCGCGCCATACGAGGCCAGCACCGGGCAGCCGATCCTGCGCGACGGTCGGCGGTATCTGATCCCGCGCGCGATCATCAAAGCGGTCAAGGGAGAAGTCGCATGATTTGCGAGGCGTGCCACGGCAACGGATATGAAAAGTCGGGGAAGCGCTGCGGCGCGTGCCACGGCAGCGGCGAGAAAATTACGCGCGACGGTCGGCGTCGCTCTGAATGCCTGATGCGCGCGCACAACATCATCACGCAGACCGATCACGTTCACGGCGAGGCAATGGAAACGCTCGCGAACACGGCGATAATTTGGTCGGTGATTTTCAAAATTCCGGTGCGGCCCGATCAGGTGGCGAGCGCGATGGAGGGGCTGAAGATGGCGCGGCGGATTGCCGATCCGACCAACCCTGACAACTGGGATGACGCAGCCGGCTACGTTGGCCTCGGCGCAGAGGCGGTCGCATATGAAAACTAGATGGTTCCGAGTTGCTGAGCGCAACGGCATGTATTGGAAGCACAACAAGGATTGCCCATTCCAAGATGCTGTCAACCCGCTCGCAGAATTGCGTAAGGCCGTCGAGCGCGGCGTGTTTCTGACCGCGCAGCGCCGCATCGGGAAGCATCATTTCGAGTTACTGGCAACGGTTCCCAAAAAAGAAGGGGGACTTTCAGCGCGGCGGGCATCAGCTCCGCGCAAATAGAGGAGTCCTGCGGTGCCGCCCCCTCGCCGGTCGTAACCCCGGTTTATAGTCGGCCAAGGTCTTCATTGATGCAAAGAGGAGTGTCTTTCGGCGCTCCTCTTTTTTTGCGCATTGGGTCAGACCGAGATTACATGATATTTACGGGACTGCCGTCCTTTCGGGGGTATTGACGTCCACAGCCGTCCACTGTAAGGTGAGAAAATCCAATAAGTTATTGTTTTTGCTTACCTTGTGAGCATGTTGCAGGAACATCTGACTAAAATAAATATTATCGTTGCAAAACAATAACTTACCCGGAGCGTCGGAGGTTGCGATTACAAAATAATTACAGGATTAACTAGATTTGTAATTTTTTTGCATAACTTTTGACGTAATGTGTACTATATATGTAACGATCAGTTACGGAGGAGAGAGAGTCATGCCCATCAAGGAAGTCAAGCCAGGAAAGTATCGCTTGGATTATGGCCTCGTTAACGGCGCGAGGAAAGTCCTGCTTTTTAACGGCACAAAAGAAGATGCAGAAAGGGAGTTTGAGACCAAGCGCTCGCTGATGCGGTCGGCCCGGTTTGTTGACCCGGCGACCGCGCCTCGCATCGATGATGCGGTTGACGTTTGGATGGACCGGCAGCGGCGACGACTCAAGGAGGATATCGACGGCAGCACCATTGGCGAGATGCAGTTGTCGGACATTGAGCGCACTGTCGCGCGCCATTTTTGCGATTTGATTTGGAGGGGAAAGCGTCTCGGGTCGCGACGGACCACCGACCTGACGGTCGAGATTTTTGAGGACGATTTGCTACCGCTTTTGAAAGGTCGGAAAAACAATCGCACTGGAAAAACGGTATCGCTGACGACCGCCAAGGCGGGCCTGATAAATATCCGCCGTTTTCTACGCTATTGCGTAAAAATGAAGTGGCTGGAACGAGACCCATCGGAACACGTCAAAATTTCCGTGAAGCACGAAAAGCGGGCGCGCAATTTACGCCGCATCTCGCCTATGGAAATGCAGGCGATCATCGCCGCCGCGCCCCAGCAATATAAAAAGCAAATCATGTTCGCCGCCTATACCGGGCTGCGGGCAGGCGAGCAGGTTGCGCTGCGGTGGGAAAATGTCGATCTGGAAAATGGGGTTGTCAGCGTCGTCGAGGCGCGGAAAGCGAAGACGCGCCGGATCGGAGACACAAAGACAATTGCGGGGCAGCGGCGTGTGACCTTGGAGCCGTCGGTTTTGAATATGCTGCGCGAATGGAAATTGCGGCAGCCGCTGGAACAGCGCGGGCGCGGCTTGGTCTTTCCGACGCGCACAGGGAACATCGCCGAACATGCAAACTGGGCCAAGCGCGGATTACACAAGGCTTGCAAGGCCGCGCAAGTGGAACGCTGCAACTGGCATGATTTGCGTCACTTCTACGCGAGTGTCTTAATATTTAAGACCGACCTCAACGAGGCTGTCATTACCGAGCTAATGGGGCATCGGAATATTAGCTTTACGGCTGAATTCTATGGTCGGTGGTTCCAAGATTCTCGTATGGAGAAAGAGATCGCCGAGAAGCTGGGTAATGCGTTTGGAACGGGGGAGACGTTATGATGATCCAGTACAAGAATCTGAAAGAACACATCAAATACATCGCCAATGCTTTCAAAAGGAGGGGCGAATTTTACCGCAAGCGCGGTTTAGAGCTAACGCCATCGACGCACACTTTTTTGTGGTCGCAACGGCGATACCTGATGTCGGCTGGCACGCGCTGCGCACTGGTATGGGATCGCATCGCCGGCGACTCGCCCACTATCGAAAAGTGGCACTCCGCTACAGTGACAAATCGGTTCATTGCTCGGCGAGTGCAGGATGTATTGATCGAACATCGGTCAGCCACAATGTCGCGATTTGCTGTTGAATGCGAAGACGTAGCCAAACGCGAAACGGTCCGCCGCTGCATCGCCATGGGCGTCGAACTTGGACTCCTCCAAAAATGTGGCGACGGGTACACAATGACAAAACTCTACGCGGATGAGCTTTTTAACCGCGCTATTCTAGGTCTGAGGCACCCCGACATGGTGGAGTGGGCGCGCATGGTGTTGGCCGTTAACCAGACCGAAGAACTCATCCAACACAATCGCTACCCGCGCCAAGGCGACCACCCGCTCGACACACCTCTGACGTTGGCCGAATCAATCGCCGCCGGCCAATACACAGGCGCAGACGACGAATAACGCGAGTCATTTTGTAATCGGAGGCTCTCGTTTTATGAGAGCTTTTTCCTCAATTTGGGTAAAAAGCTCCTCAATTTGGGGCGTGCAAAAAGGGTAACAAGTCTGTTACCCTTTTTTTATGGTTGATGTAAAAATATATACAAGTCAAGACGACCCTGCCGCAGCCGGGGCCGATCCAAGCAAAACCGAAGACTATGCGGACGTTAGTGTTGTGCAGGACGGCGCAGCAATTGGTTGGGAATTTAAGGACGCGGCGACGGCGAATAAATTCCGCCGCGATCTTTTGGAGTTGCTTGAAAAGTACGGGCTTGATTGATTATTTCGTTTTCGACGCCCGGATTTTATCTCGCAGCACGCCGTAGTCCGTGACAAAGCGGGCGAGCGCAGAGCAGTCCGCGACAACAACATCGCGGGCGCACGGCGGCCCAAGTTGCTCTAATTCGTCGGCTGCTAGACCCTGCACCGCATCGGCGTAGTCCACTATCGGCGGCGTGACGATCACCGGCTCGCCTTTTTCCTTCGCCATGTAATCGAAATAGGCAGACCCCAGTGCCCCAGCAGCACCGATAGCGCTAAAACTTTCGGTCACGCAGCCGGTCAACAGTGTCATCGACAGACCGATCATCGTTAACCGCATCCATCTTTTCTTCAGCTTCGCGCACCGCGCCTTCATGCCGCGCCGCCAGGATAGCCCGCGCGGCAAAAAAGGCGACGGCTCCAACGCCACCCAGAATGCATAGCCAAACAATGGTCAAGAGTCGCCCTTCTCTTTGAGCAACATCCCAGCCACACCAGCCAAAGCGCCAATTGCTGTCATAATTTCGACCATCATGGATTCTGGCAAATTGATCCCTACCGCCAAAAGCAATGATGCCAACCCCGCAGCGCTTGAGGGCTCACGCAAGCGGGCAATCAGAATCTTTAAAAGAGCCATGTCTATCTCCTAATATGTCCACAAAAATGGACGGGGTAAATTTTCGGTCACAGTGTCGAGGTGGACGAACCGCCCGCTATGCGCCCCGCGCTGATTCACGCCGACTCCTTGAACATCGTCGTGGCTCAACGCAACTCGCAACAAGTGCAGCGCGCGCGATCCGCTGGCGAGAATATCGGCGGCTTGTCCGGTCGCGTGCGCTCCCGGCTTCTTCTTGCGCGCCTCAATCGGGTGCTTCGGGCAGCGGTATCCGCTGCTGATTGCCATCGGCCCGAATTCATCGCGGATTCGCTGTAAAGCTGCGATGAATGCCGGGTCCATTTCGACCGCACCGCAGCCGCACTGGCAGCGAAATTCGTCGGGGCCAAAATTTGCGTAATCATCCCAATTCATTTCGATTCCATCTTTCGTTTTACCCATTCGACATCGACGCGGATGCTCTCAAGCGCGCGCGTTCGTGCTTCCATGTTTTCCGGGGAGTTTATTTTTGCGAGCGTGTCCGTGCGTCGATCCAGCACCTCGACCGCCGTCTCCAGCTTGTCGATTCTTATGTCTTGCGCGTCGAGGCGCGCGGCGCTCCTGTCCGCCCCGATCTCCAATCCTTTAATTTGATGCCTTGCCACGGCGGCGGCACATATCACCGACACGATCATGCCCGCGTAGGGTATCAGGTCTGAAAGATTCATCGCCTTGTGGCCGCCAACCATGTGTCGAGTTCGTGTTGCGCCGAAAACTGTTTGCTGGGTATCCGCGTGCTGGTGCCGGTGACCAGTGAAACGTGACGAAAATGCACGCGCCTCAAATTTAAAGAGGCGAAGGCAATAACGTCGCAGTGCGAAATTGGTCGCCTGTCGCGCCCGCTGCGGGTGGAAAAATGAAAAGTTGTCGGTTTCTGCTGGTCAAAATCGGCGGACGTTTTTACCTCGACGCGATGGATGTCATCGGCAACCCAGGCGCACAAATCGAAGTTGTCGTTGTGAACGACAGCGATCTGCGCGCCGAGTTGTTCCAGGCAGCAGGCGACGAGATACTCGCCTGCGCGACCGACGCGCGAACTCATCAGGTGCCTCGGCCCGGCACCTTCGGCGCGTTAAAAACGGTCCAATCCTTGCCCGCGCTCGCAACGCAGCTACGACCACCTGGATCACTGATAACTGCGGTCCAACTTCCGCTTTCCGACACGAAAATTTCGAGTAGCCTGCCGTCAGCGATTAGCGCGCGTGAGACCTGCGCCTCGCGCCAACGATCCCATAGACGCTGCACAACATCGTCGCGGGCGGCGCAGATGTTTTGCGCGGCAGCCGGCAAGCATAAAAAAACCGCCAAGACGGCGGCGGCGAACGCGATGGCGAGGCGGCGTATCATTCGAGAAATTTCCAGCGCTTGCCGATCCAGACGGCGAACCGCGCCAGATACCAAATGATAGAGATGCCTGCCGCAATCGCGGGCAGGAAATCAAGCACCGCGCCGAATGCCGTCATCGCAGCGGCAAGGTCGCCAACCTCGCGGGTCGCTGTCATTACGCAGGCTTCTCAGGCCAAGTTGGATTAGCGGGATCGGCTGTGTTGGCCGGGAGGTTGCGGAGCGCGGTGCGGTATGCGGTCCACTCTGCTTTCTTTTCGTCGCTAAGAGCGCTGTCTGGAACTTGCGTCCAATCACATGCTTTGAGTAGTTGATTTCTCTTGATACGCAAATTAACGAGCGCGCGGTCATTTGCGGCTGCGTCCCAAGCGGCTCGCTCGGCAATAAACGCTTCTTCCTCTGCTTGCGTGAACGGCACTTTGACGCCGTCAATCATGTGGTGGTTATTAAGCATGTGCGATCCCCCAAACAGTCATTCGACCCGTTTCAATGGTAATTGATCCTTCAAATTGGACCTGTACTCGATCAGTCGTAATCATTGATTTTCGGTGTCCAAAGAACTCGCAATCTTGCCCGGTTGAGGAGTATTGATCGACAGCATATCCACGTCCATGAAGTGACGGAAACATCGAAGTTCCTCTGGCATTTTGCAAATATGCGACAACAGCAATGCCTTCGCCCGATTCCATCCCCAGACTAATGGCACCACCGGTAATCTTAATGGCTCCATCATTCTGATCCTTGACATAACTCCGGTTAACACCGCTATAGTCGTCGCTCGCTATGTCATGGCCGTTTGACGCCAGCCAATCGTAGTGGCCGTAAGTGCTGTCGATGCCAGATGCAGTGCCTAAGTTGAATAGAAGAGCAGCGTTATTAGCACTTGGGTGAAAATCTTCTAAAATTATGGCATACGTTGCGTAGGTTGCGTCGATGCCGGTTTGCGTCAGACTGGCGGAACTACTAGCCGTTTGCGTGCCGATAAGAGTCCACGCACCGCCACCACCGGCAGCTTCCCAAGCAACCCCCGAACCCGTACTAGTTAAGACCTCACCATCGCTGCCTTGTGCGCCGTTGACTTTGAAATTATCGGCATCCATTACGCCGGTAACTTCTACTCCGCCTGACGTAGTTGCAATTTTCGCACTATTATCGTGGTAGAGAGTGACAGCGCCATCTTTTGTGTATGCAAGTCCTGTTTCACCGCTAGGACTGCCTATATTCGCAAAGGTATCGCCCTGAATGTATAAGCCGCCCGTCCCCTGATCGATGATGTAAGAGTTGGAGCCATCATGGGTCAGTCGTAAATCAGAGCCACCGCCAAACTGCAGTTGGGCGCTGTCCGGGAAAACAACATCATCTGTGCCTGTAGGCACCGTAAAAACTGTTTCGTCGGCATCGTTTTTAACGGTTAAGTCTGAGGTCGATCCTTGACCGGTTAGAATCAGTCCTTCCGCAGCGGTATATCCAATAGCCGCATTAGTACCTGCGGCAGTATCTCCCCCAGGCTCGACTGTTCCTGTCGTCGTGAGTTTTGTGACCGCCTGCGAGCCGCTGACCCAGTCCGCTGTCTGCTTCATCAGCTCGCGCATCGCGTTATTCACATTTGACGGGCTCATGCCTTCAGCGATTGAAATTCCGCCAACATCGGTGTTGTTGGCCGCCGTCGTGTCGTACTGCGTTACGTTGTTTTTTGCCATGGTTTACCTCGTAAAAAAACCCGCCGGGGGGCGGGTTGGGTTATTGCTGCGGGATGCTTGCTATTCCAGCCGGAAAGTTAGACACAAGCAAATTTGCCTGACTTTCCATTCGGCCCGTCCTCCCCCGCGATGCTTTTAAGGCGCTGGTAAGCATTGCGAGGAATTTTGCCGGGTCAACACCCTGACGGGCCATGATCCTTGCAATTTCCACGGCTTCCTTGTCTGCCATTTTCCGAAGTTGCTCCTCAGAGCGACCTAAAGCAGTCGCCGTAGCTTCCCTTGCGGCGGCCACCCCTTCGCCACGCCGCATCCGTTCAACTATACCGCTTCGGACTGCGTTTTTAAATTTTTCATCGTATAGCTTGCGTCCTGCTGTTTTAGCATTTTGAGCAACACTAGCTTTTAAACTAAAACCAGACGCCGCTTGATCGAGTTTTTTGAATAGCCGTTTGGCGGCTTTTCTTCCTATAACAAGTTCTACTTTTTCACGGTTAGCGGTGCTTGACATATCCTTTAAAAGTTTAAAAGATTCGCGCGCGTCCATGTTCATATCCGTAAAAGCAAGTTTTACGTTTTTTATGCCTTCGTCTATCTGGGAGCGAATCCCCATCGCAGCGTATTTTTTCTCAAGCTTGTTCATGCCAGCGACAGTTTCGGCGACTTCTGACACGGTTAGACTTGGCCGCAAAACTGTATTGCCAAATTTTATGGCTTGGACCCATTGAATAGGGTCTTGAGCAGTTTTCAAAGCAACGTTGTATTCTGGAACAAGATCACCGGTAAGATTTCGGACTTCGCGGGCAAGGTTTTCGTAAGCGCGTCCGACAGAAGACGTTCCGCCCATTGCGCCTTTCCCTGCCTCTACGTTTGCCCGCTCATTCAATCCGCGCTTGATATAATCCAATTGACGCACGTCGGGGAGCCGTTCGATAGTATTGTCTGCGCGTAGAATAATTTGCGCCGATGGCGGCTCGCCGTCTAACCGCATTAACTTATTCGCGGCAGCAATAACGTCGGCGTCTACCCGTGTTTTGATAATTTTCTCAAGTTCTTGGCCCTTCGCTGACGTATAATCGATAGGCTTGGCATAGGCCGCCCTATACGCTGCCGATCTACCGCTGGAAGTTCTCTGCCTGATTTGCCTTTGCGTCGTGGCAACACCAACGGGTCGCCCAAGATTCTCATCAAGCGCTTGATTGGCTAAATTTGACGACTGCGCGGCTCTAGCGTCTACGGCCTGCTTAACAATTGCGGCGGTTGCTGGGTTTTGTCCAAAATAATCAAATAAACCCCTAGACGCTGGGCCAACTTCCGCCAAAATAGCGCCAGACGGCAACCGCACATTGCCGCCGAGTTTGTCAAAGGCTAACACATCGCCCAAAACTTCAAACGATGGCCGGCTCATTCCTACCTTTTTGGCCGCCGCGCCAGTTCCTGCGAACCTGTCGTAGATAGAGGATACCGCTTTCCCGGCCAAAGGCGCAGCGGCACCGAATGGTGTTGATATAGCCGCAGTCACTCCAGCTTGCGGGAGCATGTCATTTTCCGCAGCACCGGCCCCGTATATAGCGCCCTCTCCAGCAGCCACGCCAGCACCAGCCGCCATTTTGCCGCGCGTCGATGACGGCATTGTGGCGAGGCGCGCGCCTGGGGTCGCAAGGCCGGTATGCAACGCGCCGGCAAATTCTGCGCCGCCGGCGGTCCAAGGGCTTTGTTCACGGAATTGTTCAAGCTTGCCGCGTTCGCGCGATAAATATATGTCGCGCAATTCATCGTAACTATGCGTTGGGTATTTATTGGCTAACGTAGCCAACGCAGCCGCGCCTTCGGCTGTCAGTTCGTCCATCCAGCCGAAGGCGCTGCCCTGCCCATAGGCTCTCAATATACCTTCGCCAGTGCCTACTTCGTCGCCTGATATTTTTCCCCCAAGGCGTTCGCCGCGTTCTTCGGCAGTCTCGTCTTCGCGGTATTCCAAGAAACTCCGGCGGAGCATAATGCCCAGTGGGGTGTTTTTTGTTTTTTCTACATTGAGAATTTCCGGTGGTAGCTGTTCGGTTAACGCCCGCAGCAATTCTTCTTCGGTGGCGTCGGCAGGGCCATCTATCTCAGCCGTTCTTCCATCGGAAAGATCGACCTCGTATGTTTTTATAGCTTCTTCGCTCATTTTAGTTTTACCCTAAAAACCCGGCCCGATGGTGCAGCGCTTTGTTCCAGACCGAAATATTGTCGCCACGTCTTACGGTTAGGATTCAGCGTGTAAGGTTCTACATCCTTGCCGTGGACAAATATTTCTTCACTATTCAGATACTGACTCCACGCTTCTTCCGCACCCGCCAGATCACTAAAGTTAGAAGCGGCCCATGCTTCCATAAAATGTAACTTGTCTTGGGCATTTTGATGCGCAGCCCGAGTCGCCTTAATGATGCGGCGGTTTGTCTCTGGCGATTTGTCAGGGCCAATGTTGGAGCCTTTAAACATTGCCACATCCCTATCTGACGCAGCACCCGGCATACCTTGTCGCCATAGTGAGGTTGTGGCGTCTTGGATTCTAAACATTGTTTCCAAGTCCGGGGAAAGCCCGCCCGCTGCTCTAGCCCCTGGAATTTTAAACGCTGCGCCCATTTTACCGCCGCCGCGAATATAGTTATCCATTACAGTTTCAAACTGCCTAAAATTGTCTTCCAACTTTGCGAGCGGGATAGTCGCCTCTCTCAATAATTTTAGTCTTGATTCTGTCCTTTCCCGATTCTTTTCATACGCCTGGGATTGCTTATCTGGTGGCAAAACAGAAATAGATTTCGGCACAATTCCCGACCTCGGCCAATATTGCGCACCCGGCGCAGAAGCAGAGACGCCAGCAGACGCCCCAGCAGCAGGGGGTGCCGCAGGGGGCGCAGCGGATGAAACAGTAGGCGGCACAACAGGCGGCGTAACAGCAGACGGTGCAGCGGATGGCGTAACAGGCGGCGTAACAGCAGACGGTGCAGCGGATGGCGTAACAGGCGGCGTAACAGGCGGTGTACTTCTTATACCGACCCCTTGAATTTGTGGAAGGTGTTTTACCTCACCCGTCACGTTATGCACTTGCATCCCCGGCATGGTGGGGTGCGGAACCCAGCGCCCCGCCGCAGCCTGCTGTGCGGCTAGTGCGGCTCGCGCTTTTGTTCCATGTATCCCTGTCAGTTGACTTAAAACCTCCGGGGAATACGGCACATCGACTCCGGGGGTCTTCTTCCTAAACGCCGACCCAAGGAGCGCCGTAGCCAAAGGGGTAACATCGCCAGCGTCTGCCATTGCTCTCGCTAATGGGCGGGCACTCATCGGTATGGAAGACATTAATGCCGATGGCGCTTCGGCAGTCTGCCCGGTCATCGCTTCAGTCACTGACGTGGGAACCATTGCGTTTCGCAAATTTTCCCGCAAAGCCTCCTGCCGCTTATGCTCTGCCTCTTTCCGCTTATGCTCTGCCTCCTGCCGCTCAAGCTGCTTCAGCATCAGCGCCTGCTTCACGCTGTTCGCCAGCGAATTTTGATAGCCTTGGAACACGGGCGCGAGGTTCAGTGGCTGCCCACCGGGCACGCGAGACGGCGCACCAGCCCGCCCGAAGGCACCGCCAATGTTGAAAAGCATCTGCGTCAGCGCATCACTTTTTGCCTTATCGACTGCCTGCGGCGACATCAGGCCAAGTTCGGCAATTTTATTCAAATCCATTAGAACAAACTCCCAAGCCACTTGAAGGCCCCAAGGTCATTGGCTGTCTTGGCAATGCCCGCAATGTTCGCGGCGGTTTGAACCCCTTGCTGCGTCGGGTTCGAGAAGTATGGCGTTTGTGTCGTGCCGGTGCTGCCAATCGTGCCGCCTCGCGTTAGCGCGGCATATTCGGCGAGACGCTGTGCCGCTTCATTTTGCAGGAAGTCGTGACGCGCCATTTGATCTCGCAGCGCCTCGCCAGCCTTCGCTTCGCGGGCGGCACCGTATCCGACCAATCGATTGATATCATCGTAGTCCGCTGCCGCCGTCGTCGGTGCCATCGTCGCCGCAGCCATACGGGTGCGCTGTTGCTGATTGGCCAAATCCCCCAGCATCTGCTGGGCCTGCATCTGACGCCCACGCTCGCGGTCAAATTGCTGCGCGTACACCGGGGCAATCGCTTGCGTCACTGCACCAAGATTCGCGCCGCTGCCCAGCCGCCCGGCGCGGCTATACATACCCTGCACCCGGTCAATGGCGG